GGGCAAATAAAAATTTTTGCTACAGAATTTTTTATGGTTTTTACAGTACCCTGGTTATTACTATATCAATGGGTTGGTGTATACTCTTTATCACCTTTAGAAAATTGCTTTAACCGACGTCTTCGTCAGACAGACCAGCAGTTTATTCGCGGGGCCAACGGAATTCGTCCGGGTTATTCTGTTGCCATTGTCGTTCTTTGTACCATGCATATACAAAATGATACACTATTGCTAGTGCAAGTATACCTAATACAAGTAATACAAAGTCTAATATCATTTAAGTGAATCGAATATGTGTGTCATGTCTGGAAATGCTTCTGCAAACACTTGTCCACGATGTTGTTCTAAACGTTCTACCCATTCTTTCATTTCAGGTAATCGTTGACTCCAGTCTTCTGCGTTCATAAAGTTAACAATGTTTTCAAAACGTTTAACTCCATATGTACTTGCTAACCAAGTTTCATAGTCAATACCTGACTGCTTTACGCCTGTACATGATTGCCAATTTTCTTTTAACCAAGGAATAAAGTCTTCACGGTATTTGCGTGTTACTTCCTGTTTAAAGTGGTTAGGTAATACTTTAACGTTTAGTTGTGGTGGCCAATAAGCAAAGTGCATATTAATACTGCCTGCTCCTAAAGGCCAACTGTTAATCTTTTTAAAGTTCTGTGACAGTTTCCATTTAACAAACTCTGGGATATAATAAACATTTAGTGCCATAATAGTAGTAGCAGTAGTTACTTCTACATTAGGTCCTGTGTTATCCAATACGTGGAACTGCTTTTCCTGATGTTCCCATACGCTAGGATAACGTATATAATCATTTTGTTTGCCATGTGCGTCAATACTGTAGTGGAATCGTACACGTTTAAATTCGTCCCAAAGGTCAAAAAGGCGTTGTGGCATTTCTACACCATTTGAGTTATAACGCAATTCAATTTGTTTTGCGTATCCACGTTTTACTACTTCTTCCAATAGTGTATAGTGTTCTTCGATTACAGTACTTTCACCGCCTGCAAAGTACAACTGATACATATGAGGTATTTGTTCATACAGTTCGTCCCAAAACTCTGGATTGTTTTTGTGCCAATTGTAACTAGCACCATCTACTTGTCCTTTGTTATACCACTGCATACTTTCTTGCAGTTTAGGATTCTCTAATGTAGGATATATCTTTTGCCAGTCTTTAACCCAACCACTTGAATCATGTGGACTACACATAACACAACCTAGTTGACACTTGCTACCCATACGCAAATCTATATAACGTATCTTAGGAGGTACTGATCCATCTGCTTGAGTTTCTTTTACGATCTCTTCTAAGTCGAATCTATTACCCCAATACTCTGTTTCCCACATACGTTTACTGGCGTGTCCGGCATCTTCTTCTTTGTAACACTTTAAACAACTAGCAGGCTTTTCACCTTTTAGCATTTGCAGTCTTACTGATTTCATATATGTATTGTTCCAAGCATCAGTTAAGTTAGTAGTGTTAAAGTTAGCAGGTGCACCATCATCATTCTTTAGTACGCCTACTTCTCCACCGCCTACTTTTTTACTACTGTCTGGGTCTTGTACACTACTGGCATTTGCAGTACAACATACTCGCATATGTCCATTAGGACGACTTGATAAGTGCATCCAAGGTAAAGCACAAAATGTTTTTGAAGGGAGAGGTTTTTTCATTGTTATCCTATACTGTATTTATTTTGTTAATTTACTTCTGTTTTATTATTTAAATATACTGCATTATTGCCACAACTTTTAATACATCTAAATAAATGAGTTGGATTAGATCCTTTCCAACGTTGTGTTAGTGTTGAATAAAACTCCGTTGATAATATATCATCTAATTTATATTTCTTTAAACTGTTAAAATCTTTGTTAATACTTTCCGGTATAACACTGCTGTTTGGTTTTGTATTTTCATCATAAAGAAAACAACAAGGCCATAGTGTTAAGTCTGCACCAATGTATGCTTCTGGTGTATTCAAATGTTTACACTTTACAGTATCAGCAATCTTATCTAAAAAGTCTATATCTTTATCTTTGTGTGCTTGAATTGTTTTATGCACCAATTGTAAATCTTTGTGTGGTAATTTTTTACTGTTACCTAAATCAACTGCTGATCCTTTTCTTGGTTGATGTCTTTTCTTTTTACTAATTTCGTTTCTACCACTAGTTCTTTTTACAAAACTTAACCCTAGTTCTTTTGCAAGAGTTTTGGCTTTTTCGTAATCATCTTCGTTGTGTGCGAAAGGAATAAACACCCAAGTTCCTATTCCTTCGGCATCTGTGTATGCTTTCATATTACGCACTAAAGTTTTCCAATTAACATTTACTCTGTAAATATGATTCGTATTTTCGTAACCATCAACACTAAAGTCTACTCTTACGTTTGGAATCTTTGCTAACTTTGTCCACCAGTCTGCGGTATTCATTCCTCCGTTAGTACTTAATACTATTCTTCTAGCACCTTTGCTACTTAAGAAATCACATATCTCAATACATTCAGGATTTAATATTGGGTCTCCTAATACTCCACATAGTTTAAACCTTTTGCCATCAATATATTCATCTTTGTAAAAAATACTTTTTAAATCGTCAAGTGATATATTATTGTTTCCTCGTAAAGGCATTTTCAAATGAGTACGTTGACACAAAGGACATTGTGCATTACAGTCGCTTGATATCTCTAATTCGTATTCGTCAATGTCGATTGGATTCATTAGTATAACTTTTCACCTATTAATGGTTGTAATCCTGTAACAGTATTTTTAAATAAATCTTTAATATCGTCATCATCTCTTGCTTTACTTAAACACATACCACAACCACACACTTTTTTAGAACAAACTATAACTGGCATATGACCAGTAGCAAGTTGGTTTTTCAATTTATCAATTATAACATCAGACTCGGCTATTGTTCCAATCGAACCTCTATTAGTATTAAAAGTTGCTTGGCAAGTTTGATGGTGATATACTTCATCTGTTTGCTGTTCTATATGTAACCAATGCCAATTGACTAAACACTTCCAACCTTTGAATTGGGTATTAGGAACATATATGGCTTTTTCTACTTTTTGATTTGTGTCTTTAGTACAAAAAGAACGTCCGCCACAGCAAGGTCTACCTAGATTAATCGCTTTCGTATCTACATTTTTTTTTGAAATGTCATGCGATTGTTCTTCTACATCTTTAATTGCTTTGTATTCGATTGGTTTTATTTTAGAATCACCTTTTCGATATCCTTCTTCTTTTGATACTTTAGCAATATTATTTCTTGCTTTCCAGAATTCTTTTAAAATTTGAAATTGTTCTTTTGTATAACTGTGGGCGTAAGGATACGTTGAACCTCCTTCGCCAATAATACGAGGAAAAAACCAAATTCCATCTTTTATAAAACGATTTGCTAAATCAACACACTCTCTAAAATAATCTTCACGGGCATGAAACATTAAATTAATTTTTGGCTTTCTTTTTTTTCTTTCATTTAATTGATAAATTCTGTCAACAATTTTGTTTTTTAATTTTGCATCTGCTTCACAATGATAACTTAATGTAACGCCAATATCCATTTTAGTTAATTCGTCACAGTATTTTGCATTAAAGGTTCCGTTAGTCGTAATACTAATATGCTGATTTATTTGTTCGTCATATGTTTTCATATGTTTAAATAAATTTAAAAGATTTGGATTATTAGTTGGTTCTCCTCCGGTCAAACTAAAACTGAGCCTTTGATCTATTTTAGTATAACTGTTAACAATTTCAAAATACTCTCTAACAAAGTCATATGTTTTAACTAGTTTATCATATGATGCGTGAGGACTAACGTTATCATGTCTATGTGGTGGACAATATGTACAATCATAATTACATCTACGACCAACGTCCCAAGTAACTTGAAATGACTTTTCAGTTGTATTATCTATTTTAATAATTTCTTCACTCATTACTTAAACTGTTCTCCATATGGATCAAACTCTGATCCGCATTTCATTGCACATACTTTTAGTTTGCCATCAGCACAACTAGACTTTGTCCAACTGTTTGCTATATCGTCAAATACACCAGTTGCAAATACTTTGTCTAGTCCGTGTTTTGCATTAATAGAATCTTTACCGCCTGCACGTTCTATAAAATCCCAAATAGGTTCTTCCTTTTTAGGATCTTTATGCCACCATTTATACATACGACCAGCGGTCCAACAACAAGGAAGTGCGAGCCCTTCCGCACTAATATAAAGACTTTTTGTAGTATCGTTAGATACTTTACATCTAATTGATGCACTATCGTAATAGGCATCCATACTACCGTGTCTGTTGACTAATTCTTCTTGTTGTTGTAATGCTTTGTTTAAATATTTGGTGTCCGGCTTTTTGAGCTCTGTACTGTCTTTACCTTTACGGTCTTTTGCTTGATGAGATTCTTTTGCTTCAGTATTAGCAGTAACAAAACGCCCTGTCTTCTTACTAACAAAACTTTCAAAGCCTAGTTCATCTGCTAGTGCTTTTGCTTCATCTACTTGATGTTGATTATGTTCGAATATTAAGAAGTCCCAACGAGCTCTTCCACCACCTTTAATAAAGGCTCGCATACTTCTTTCTACATTGTCCCATACTACACCTTGTCTATATAAATGATTAGTATCTCGCAAACCATCTACACTAAAAATAACGTGTCCGTGTTTGCCATATACTTGTGCTAGTTTAATCCACCAGTCTTCTTTTTGTGCACCAGCATTTGTGTTCATACTTAAATGAATGGTCGGATTGTTTTGTCGAAAGTATTCAAATATTTCTAATGTATCTGTAGCAACAATAGGATCACCTAAATTACCACACATATACATTGACTTTAATTGTTTAATAAAGTCTGGTGTAAAGATATCTTTACAATCTTGTAGGGTTAGTTCATCTAAATTAATATGCGGATTGATACCTTGTCCATTCATATTTCTATCACACATAGGACAAGCCGCTTGACACTTCTGCGTAACTTCTAAATGGATTGTATCTATATCAGTTATCTTATACATCACAAACTCTTTTTCTAAGATCGCTAGTACTGAACCTATGATCTCTTTTATTAAAGTAAAGTTCTATTCCTCTTTTACGACATATGTCTTTACCTGTAAAGTCTTTGTCTCTGTATTCTTCGCCTAGTATACGAATGTTAATAGGCAGTGTTTCTAGTATGTCTTCTAAGTCTCTTTCAGTTTGATAAGGAACAACTTCGTCTACATACTGAACTGCCTTGAGTTGCAAATATCTTTCAAACATAGTTTGTATTGGACGATTCTTTGTGTCAGGTCTATCTATTGTAGGATCACTTTGTAAGCCTACAATCAAATAATCACATTGGTCTTTTGCTTCACGCAACATAGCAACGTGTCCGGCGTGTAGCAAATCAAATGTACTAAATGTTATTCCTACTTTTTTCATTTAATGATTTCTTTTACCATCAAACACACAAACAAAATAACAACCTTGTTCACTTGCATGAACTCTGTGAAAGTGTCCATCTTCAATTAATACAACTGAGCCTGGTTCAACTTTGTGAACTGTCTTTACTCCGTTAGTATCTATTAGTTCCATTGTACCGTAACCTTTTACAAAATAATAAACTTCTTCCTGCCCTACATGAGCATGGCCTCTAGTACTCATATTAGGTTTTAAGTCTGTACTGCTTAATACCAGGTTGTTTAATGTTTTGTTATCTTTTAGCAGATACGTTTCGTTATCCTTAACTACTTCTCCGCCAATATCTGTTATAGTATATTTCATTTTGCTATCCAATATATCCAAATTAACATAGGAACAATAATAAAAAACTGTGGCAAGAAATTTAATATAATGGCTTTTTCATTCCATTTATATCCTACATAAATCCAACCAGCCGCGCCTAGCATTTGTATAATACTGTTCCATGGTGTTATACCTGCTACGTGAAGAACCATTGCAATTAATATTAATATTGCACTAGTATATTTGACTACAACTATTCCCATAACAATTTAATTTCCTTTCCAGGGCCCACCTTACTTGGTAAGTCGCCATGTTGTTCTACATACCAATTGATAACTGCTTTGTACCAATTGTGGCTATTATGGTGTGCTTGTTTATTAAACTGATGAATGTTAACACTAGTTGCATCCATAGTTGCTAACGCACGAGCACTTTCTTTTTGTAAATCTCTAACTGTTAAGTTATCTAATTCCAATTCTCATATACCTTGTGTATTTGCCTAAATCTAACTCGCCTTCGTATAAAACATTAGACATAGGTGCTTGTTGCTCAAACTCTTTTAAACTGTTCACACAATTAACATGGTCATCTATAGCAACATAGTTGTTGCTCTGTAAACATATAAGTTTACCTTTTGGTATCATGTCATACCACTTAGTAAAGTCTTTGATGTGTTCACAACTTGTATTAATAATTGTATCTGGTCTATCTGTAATAGGAAAACTATTACGATTATTTTTTATACTCCAACAACTCCAAGTATGAGCATCGTAATTGATGTTAAACATATCTTCTGTTATTGCTTTAAACTGCCAATCGTTTTGTACATATGTGTTATTGACAGCATCAGCAATAGGTTGACATTTTTCATCAATATCAAAACTTCTTATATAGTGTATAACCATATTACTATTAAACAACATAGCACTTAAAGTTCCATACCAACCGCCTAGAACAAACACTGTGCGAAGTTCTTTGCCTGTGTTTTGTAACTCGTTTACTAACCAGCGTTTGCTTTTTAATTGTCCCCAACTTAATGCATCTGTAAAATCAGCATCATAGTTATCACTTGCTTTACGCAAGTCGTTAAACAACTTGTCTCCGGTAAGTAAAGTCATACGACCTAGGAAGTCGTTGTCGTCTACAAAGTTAATTTGTTTCTTGCTCAAAACGTTCCTTTAGCCATTGCCAATTGTTAATATTTTTATAGTCGCCGGTGTGTGCATACTTGCCATATTCGGATCCGGCTAACGCACCTGCAATACTATAATCTCCAAAGTCTCCTTTACCTACAGTACACCAAGTGTTTAATCTTAAATCTGTTTCAGCATCTTTTTGTCCAGGTATAACTTTACTGCTTAACTTAACACATTCTCTAAATGCCGCTTTCCAAGTATTAAAAGGATCTGTATCATAATGTACAGTACTGCCAACTACTTGATAAGGAACAAACTTTGTACTAATTGCAGTAGTAAAGTCTACAACGTTGTCTGGATCAACTGCTAAAACTTTCTCTGTTGGAAATAGTTTTATTCCACTGTATCCGTATACCAAGTCATTAACTCCATTACGAGCTCTCCAAACATATACTGCGTCTTTGCCGTACTTGTCTGGTTTAAAACTTGGGTCGAATTCTTCTGTTATTAAGTTGTCACCTTCTATAACATAATACATTTCTGTACGAGCCATTTTTGCACAGGCTTGGTGTGCATAAGGTAAACCTAAAACTCCGTGACTTCTTCTTGCCCACGGAAACTTTTTCTTTACAATATCCCAATGCTTATCAGCATTAGGTTCTTCATAACTCATAAAAATTATATCGTACATTAACTACAAACCTTTACGCCGTATGCTTGTTCAAATCTATCTGCATCTGCTCTGTCATCAACCATAGGTTCTCCTCTAATGTTTAAACTTGTATTAAGTAATATAGGACAACCTGTAAGTACATACCATTTCTCTAAAAGTTCTCTAACACCGCTAGGAAAGTCTTTACCTACTGTTTGTACACGGCTTGTTCCGTCAACGTGTATAATAGCAGGAAACTCATCTGGCTTTTTACATTTTGCAACCACTTGCATATATGGACTTGTTTGCATTTGCGGTGGCATTTCAAAATATTCATGAACGTGTTCTTCTAACACCATAGGAGCAAAAGGTCTAAACTTTTGCCTACGTTTAATTTCGTTTACTTTGTCTTTAATTTCAGGACCTCTTGGATCAGCAAGTAAACTTCTATTACCTAATGCTCTTGGACCAAATTCTGCTTTACCACTTGCTACTCCTACAATTTTATTCTTTTGTAATTCGTCTATAATCGCATCAGTCGGATATGCACCAGGTATAGGCGTACCTAAGAAAGGATTATCATTCCAATGTAACTTACTACCATAGGCAAGTGCCGCGGCACCTAAACTACTTCCGCAGTCGCCTGGGTTAGGCATGATCCATATGTTATCAAAGAAATGTCCTAGTCCTCTATTGTATAAACAGTTAAGAGCAACACCTCCCATATAAACTAGATTGCGACTTACATTAAAACCTCTTGCTCTAGCCATTACATTATCAATTAACTTTTCACATACTGCTTGAGCACTAGCGGCAATATCCATTTCGTTAGCATCTTTTAAAAATTCTTCATCAATACCAATATGTAAATTATTTGTTACTCTAGCATCACTGTAATCCCAAATAAGTTTATCAATCTCTGCATTATGTTTTGGTTCACCCCAACCTGCCATACCCATCATAATGTATTCTTCATCTAATGGACGTAAGCCAAGTCTATTTGTTAATGCACTATAATACAATCCGATACTGTGTGGGTACTTTTGACTCCACAACTTTTTATATTGTGCTTCCATATTTTCATCATACCAGGCGTGCCATATTGTAATAGTTTCCCATTCGCCGATGGCATCGATAACAACTACAGTTGCTTCTTCAAATGGACTAGTTTGAAAGCCAGCCGCGGCGTGTGTTTGATGATGTCTATAAGTTTTAATTGCGTGTGTTTTTGGAAGTAACTTACCAAACTGTTTCTTTAATGCACCTCGTGTAGTCCAAGTACTACTACGGTCGCCAAACATTCCTTGTCCAGCATATAATTCTCTTGTCTTCTTTAACCACGGGGTTTCATAAAAGCCAATAGCATCAAACGGTCCATAGCCGTCCATATAACTGTTTGCTTGATTAATAATGGCTTCACATAAATCTTTATCGTGTTTCTTTTTACTATAACGTTCACTATGTCCAGCGAAACAAATTTCCCCATCTTCAACTACAGCCAAACCTGCATCATGAAATCCTGCACTAACTCCTAATGTTAACATTCTCTCTCCAAGTCTAATGTACAACAATGATGCCCACCACCTAGTGTACGACTGTGTGTTAGTTGTACAGGTATAACATCAAATTTTGCTTTTTCTAATTTTTTAATTAAATTTGTTTGTCGAGGATCGACAACTACTGTGTTAGGATTAATACTGAATACGTTCATACCAATCCAATTACTAGCATATGGGTATTTGTGAAATTCCATATCTTCTACTTCATTAATCCAAACCTTTTTCCACTTCTTTAAAAACTTTGGAAGTTTTGCAGTAGTAACTCTTTGTTTGTTTAATAATAATGTTCCTTCATTTAACGCACAAATTGTACTGTCGATGTGTGCGTATGCGTAAACATCTTCCCATATATGAACTGTATATTCTTTACCTAGTACTGTACTTAACCACTGAGCGCCGGCTATGTTACCTGTTTGACTTTTTAAATATAACAAGTCATTACCAAAACGCAAAACATTCGCGGCATCAAATATAGGAGTATTTTCTGTTAAGTTACCTTTAGCATCAAAAACTTCGTGTACAGGTAAACAATGACGTGGAGCAGTTATCCATTTACAACCAGACTTGATTGCTTCGTGTCTAATATCTCTATATGCTTCTGTTTCATGAAATCTACTGTGAAACAATACTGGTGTTTCAATTACAGTATTGCCAACAACTAAAATAACATCACGTGGACAATAGTTATAGAATCCATCTGCAAAATATCTATAGCCATGTACTGTTTGTGTAAAGTCTAGTTGCCTTGGGCGTACAACTTTTACACCGTAATCAGTTAATACTTTTTCAAACTGTCTTAGTTCGTGGTCTGTTAAATCTATAATGTCTTGATTAAAAGGACCAACTGGTTGAGTAGATTCTGTCCACTTGCTATGTTTAGCAACTTCGTTAAAAACATCATCGTACTTTGGAAATCTAGCACCACGGACATCTCCTAACACAACTGTCTTTAATGGATCCCATTCGTTGTGTGATTGTATATTCATTGACTTACCTATATTTTAAAACATTTACTTAAACTTGGATATGATACTTTTTCTGGTTCTTGTTGTTTGTAGTTATCTAATTTAACAATACCAATCGCCGCTTGTTCTGGCGACATATAATAATGATATCCAATTTCTTTATAATCTTCCTTATCCCATGGAGAAACTTTCAAATCTCTACCATCATATCTTGCACGAATTAACCAATCGTAGGCCTCTCGACTATTAGTTAGTATAGCACCTCCTTTGCCAATAGTCAATGGTTTTCCGTGCCCAAAACTCAAACATTTAAACAACTCTTTATCTTCAAATCCGGTCTCATCTTCTTTTACTTGAAACATATTTTTTTGTAATAATCTGGCACTATCCCATATAGGAAAATGTCCTAAACGATACTCACCAATCCAATCGATATTTTCAATTTTAAAATTTAAATCTAACTTTTTAAGCATCATAGCGACACTCAAATAAGTTTGGTCTGGTAAATCTATATGCGGAGTTCTGCGAGGATATTTTTGCATATACCATCTAATGCTTAACTCTAATGCGTGTGTACAACAATCTGTTGTAATTACATATGATGCACCGGTATATTTCGCTAAACGCTTTTCGAATTCTGCAATGATATCGTATGGACTATTCCATCCAACACCATAATCTTTTAGCAATTCTAAAATATCTTGATTAATAATGTCCTGTAATTTGTAATGTGTATCTTGGTTCATAACCTATATTACCTGCACTATGTGGAACTCTACCTCTCCACATGACAGCACCTCCTCTATACCAGTTCATACTGTACTGGTCTATTTCAAATAAGTGCCCTCGTTTTTTATCTTCTAAAAATACTAAACAACGTAAAACATCATCGCTCTTTTCGATATTAAACAGTTGCTTGTATTTTGTAAAATGGTCTGCGTGTGGTGGAAGTATATCACCTGGCATCATTTTATAAAAAGTATATCCACAGTCTTGCCACTCTAGTATTTTTCCTATGTCTTTTGCCCATGTAGGTATTAGTCCTTGGTCACTAAACATCATACCTGTATAATTTTTGTGTGTGAACCCAGTTGCCTCCCACTTGGCTAATTGGTGTTTATCTCCGTACTCAACTCTTTTGTAATCGAGTTCTTCGTAACTATCTGAATCCCAGGTTGGATCTAATTGAAATGTTTCGTATTCTAAACTAGCGAGTTTTACCATAATGTATTACTTTCACTTTAGGGTTACTTGTATAATATAATCTCCATGGATCAAATACAACAGTATGCTCGTCAACGTTTATTTCATCTTCTGGATGAACTCTAACAATAACTTCGACTGGATTATCAAAACCATTCACAAGTGTACCTCCATGTTTAGTTACATAGTGTTGTACTAATAAACTATAACTACCATCAGTATATTCAACACCGGGCTTGTATGTGTCACTTGTAAAGTGTATATTGGTTCCGTGTTTTAATATTTCTTTTGCCATGTTCTCTGCTTGAACTTCTCTGCTTTTTGCAATAGCGTCAAACAAGTCATAACCTAAATCTAATCTTTCTGCTAAATGTCTTAATGCAATATTATCACGTGGGTGACAAGGTCCACCGTCTCCCATACCTGCTCTCATATATGCATCACTTGTAATTCTGTATCCTGCTTTTCCTAAACTTTCGGTTACAACATCTACGTTCATGTTACCAACTTTTTGTGCAACGTCTTGTATCATATTAACTAAACTTAATCTTGCACTAATGAAAGTATTGTAAAATATTTTAGTTGCTTCTGCTTCTTCCCAAGTACCGATGTTATAGTGTGGATTGTTTTCCATTATTGTTTTATAAAAGTCTACTAATGCTTTTGCATCATTATCGTTTGGTTTCTCTCCGCCTATAATAACCATATCAGGATTAACCATATCCCAAGCAACTGTACCCATAGCAATTAAGTATGGGTTATAAATGAATCTTGCTTTGTCTAATAATTGTGCAAACTCTCTTCTTGTTGTTCCGGGTAGTACTGTACTAATTAAAACAACAATAGTATCTTCTGTTGCATACTTGTTTATTTCGTTTAAACATGATTTAACATTGTCAATACCAAAGTCTTTATTTGGTAAATGTGTAATAGGAGTTTCTCCTCCGTATGCAGGATCGTGTGGGGTTTGTACTGCAACAAAAACAAAGTCTTTGTTCTCTACTGCTAGTCTTGGATCAGTAACAACATCAACTTTGTCACTGTTAACTTCTCTAATATCATAACCTGTTACTGAATGGCCTTTGTCCACAATCATTTCTGAACAAATCATTCCTAACTTACCTAACCCAAACCATCCTATATTCATGTTAATGCCTTTATAATATCTTTTCTAATTGCGCCTGTTCTAATATGATTTCTATTATGTACAAGCGTTGCTCTCATATGTTCTCTTATTTGTTTTAATTCTTTTAGTGATTGTTGTTTAAGGTCTAATAAAATATCAAATACTTTATCCATTCTTGTTATGGGGTCAAGTTCTTCGTCATAACTTTCGTCCCAGAATTCTGAAAATGTTTTTAGTCCCCAATGTTTTAATAACTCTAAACTATGTGGACCTGCTAGTAATAAAACTGAACTACCATGCTTCATAGGATCTAAAACTTTTTCGCTTATTTGTCCCCAAGGGTACTCGTAATTTGTTTCACAAGCAACTGTAACAAAACTATTACGGTAGTATTCTTCTAAACCATCAGCGTGATTACTAATAGTATTTATAGTCCCATTTGAAGGTAGTCTACTATCATGCATATTAACTTTTTGTATTTTGTCTATATCAACTGATAAAGGAATAATATTGTTTAAAGACTTTCTTCCTCGTAATAAAGTTTTATAATGTTTACTATTATCAAAAGAATATTTGTCTATAACGTTTTCTGTATCATGATAATGTGTCATAGGCTGATCACCGAATGTATCATGTATAAAACTAACGGCAAGATTTCTATGTTGGTCCCAGCGATATGTAAAGCAATTAAC